ATCACCGCATCTGGCGATGATCGTATCCGTAACGATCAGGTAGCCGTCAGGGGTGAGCGCCTGCCTGGGGGACAGACGCTCGACCACATGCCAACGCATCGATGATTAGCCGCGCTTGGTGTCGGCGTTGGTGTCGTGTGCCGGTGCGGCTGGTCGTGCCGGTGCGCCGCGCATGGCCCCGCCGGTCGTGTCGCCGCCCTCGGGCGGTGGCGGCGGCTCCAGGGGGACCATGACCTCGACGCCAGCGGCTTGCGCGTGGGTCGGCGGCACGTAGCCCTCCAGATGCGGCGGGGTATACCAATGCTGCGCGACCTCATCGGTCGCGTCATACTGGCCTGGGACGGGGAAGACGTAGGTCGTCGGCAGCGCCGGGTCACGTGGCGTGCCGTCCGCGTTCGTCGGGTCCATTTTGAGCATGAACGGGATCGCGACATTCAGTAAAGGCATGGAATGACCTCCTATTACGAGATGATGGGCAGAGCGACGCAGCGACAGTTCCAGATTTGGCCTGGGTGGCTGTGGTAGTCCGGTGGGTCGGACAGCGGCGGCTCATCCCACCTGAACTCATGTTCGTTCAGCCGACGGACTCGGCCCGCGCCTGCACCAGCACGCTGGCCGTCCGCGCCGTCTCGGTCCTGGCGATCAGGGTGGCCCGGTTGGTCAACCACTGGATCGTGGCGTCGGGGTGTGCCTTGGCCAGCGCCAGTTCCAGGTCGGTGTTCAGTTCCGGCTCGCCGCGCGTCCAGGTGTCGGTGTCGGGGTCGTAGCCTTGCTCGATGGCTGTCCGCTCCTGGTAGCGGTCGCCCGCGATGAGCGCCTCCAGCGTCGCCTCGTGCACCCGCCGCGCGGCTTGCAGCGGTAGCGAGGTGATCAGGTTCACCTGTTCCGCCATCAACCCCAGCATGGTCTCCCCGACCGGCGCACTGAATATCTGGCGACGCACCCCCGCCGACAGTGCCTTGGTATGATGCTGCCACGCGGTCAGGTTCCGCCGGTCGACCTCCGCTACCATCTTCGACGCCGCCGCCCTGGCCCACGGCATGGTGCCAGCGGCGTAGCGCCGCAGCGCGTCCTCCAGTTCCGGCTGTTTGTGGGCCGGGATGATGGGCGGCTTACCGGTGGCATGCGCCTGCACGATGGTGCCGATCTGTCGCGCGTAGCCCCGTAGCGCCGCGCCGTAGCTGGTCGCCGCGTTGTGCGCCTTCTGAAACTCGTGTTCGGCCCTGGTCTCGGCACGTTGCCGCGCGCGACGTTCTTCCCGTGTCTCGCTGCGGTCGAGCGTCGCGCTCACCTCTGTTCGCGCCTCCAATACGTGGGCGAGGCAGGATACCGTGGCGCGGCATCTTCGCTACTGGACTCCTTGCCGAACAGGCCACCGCTCGACTTCGGTTGTGGCGCATGCGCGATCCCGCCGCCGGGTTTTGCCCCGCCGCCCAGACCTGGAGGTCCACCGATGGCGGGGGGAGGCTTCATCCCCGGCATCACCCCTGGTTGTGGCGGTTGGCCACCCTCGCCGCCGGGTTGTTGACCCTCCATCCCAGGCATCATGCCGCCCATCGTCGCTGGATCGGGCGGTTCCCACGGCGGGGGTGCCTGCTTGCTGTCCTCGATGTCCTGTTCCGTTATGTTAGTGAAACGACCGGTGATGATCGAGGATTGCTTGAGTTCTTGCAGCGCGATGGTGGTTGAGATTATGCCACCCTGATGGAGCATGTTGATCGTGTCCGCGTCGCGCTGCGCCAGTTCCGCCTTCTCCATTTCGTCAAGTTGACGGAGGGAGCGGAAGGTGAAGCCCCAGGTATCGGGCGGCTCCATGCCCAGGACCGACTGCCACAGCACGTCGAAGACTCGTGTCAATGGCCGCCGCAGCCGCGCTTCCTGGGTGGAATTGATCATGTCGTAATAGAGACGAATGTCGCTCTCGCCCGTGGAGTTCATGCCCGACGGGCTTTGGCCAAACAGGCGAACAAGCGGGATACCGAGAGCGCCTGAGATTTGCTGGCCCAGGACCATGAGCGTTTCCGGTATGCCAGCGAAACTATAAGTGTGGGTCTCGAATTCGTCCTTGGCGTCGATGATGGTCATGCCCTCGTTGGACTGCATCATCCGCATCATTTCCATCGACTTGACGAACCGCTCCATCAGTTCGCCGCCCGCGCCGACCAGCGCGCGGTAGTCGTTCACTTTGTAGGTTCTTAAATACGCTTTGTAGAGAAGCTGCGCCGCGCCCATCGTTCCCGAGTCGAACGCCAACAGTCGATCGTACAGCCGCTCGATGACCGACATGCCCCAGCCGTTCTCGCCCAGCCGTTGGCGGAACGGCAGGGTGACGCCATCCATGCGGACGCAGCGGCTGTAGTGAATTTTCTGGGTCGGCATGAACGGCGCGTTGGCGACCACGTTATAGAACTTCGGCATGCCGTAGTCGGGGCCGTAGTCCATCACGAGGTCGGAGAACGATTGAGAGACCATCCAGCGGTCGAGAACAGTGAAGCCCTTTAGTTGCCCTTCCGAAACAGTTGACGGGTCGAGTTCCGACGCCATGTCCTGGCCGTCGATCTGCATGACCATGAGCGCGCCGCCGTGCAGGCGGGACCATTTGATCGTTTCGTTCAGGCGCGGCCACATCTCGATCTCGTGCATCGCCGTGACCAGCTTCTCGATGTCATCGGGATCGGTGTCCGAGTTCATCTGGATACCGGCGCGGGTCATATCGTCAGCGACACAATCCACCGCCGCGCCGACGATCCATGAGCCCCGGTAGGCCCATTCGAGAAGTTGATGCAGCCGGGTGATCGGGTTGTAGGTGTAGGTCGAGCCCGCCAGCATGTTCGGGTTGTTGATGCCGATCCTGGCGACGAAGTTGCTGATGCTGTCGGTGGTCAGGTTGCCCAGCCGGTCGTTGCTCGACCCGGCGGGCACGCGGATGCGCGGACGCCCTGGCTCGGGCGTGTGGTTGAACAGGCCGTTGCCGTTGACGTGATCGCTCATAGGCGCATCCACTCCGACAATGTCGATGCGGCGACGAGATGAAATGCGCGCGAGGTGGCGTCCACATCATCGTCGTGCGGCAATTCGGGGAAGCCCTCCAGCATACTGAACCACCGCTCATTCCATGCCCCGCGCAGCACCAGCACGTTGCCCGCCTCGCACTGCGCGGAGAACGGTGAGAAGCGGGTGATCTTGTCGCCGGTCTCTGGCGTGGCCTCCAGCGGGTATCCGGCCATCAGCCGGGTGAACTGCGCGATCTGGCTTTTACCCGCCTGTCCAGGGTCTTGGGGTAGGCCCACGGTGACGTGGAAGCCGTCCTGGCTGGAGATGTTCATGACGGCGCGCTCGACCTCGGCAGGCGTGCCGCGCATGTAGGTCGCGTCCATCACGAGGTAGGTGCCGTCCACGAGCCGCGCCATCTTCACGCTGGTGGTGAAATCGGGATCGTTCTCGGCGGTCTCTGGCGTGGCCGCCAAATCCCAGCCGCGCGCGGTGTGCACGATCTGCGGTGAGATATCGATCACGCGCACCCAGGCCCGGTTGAAATACAAACCAGCCGCTGGCCTGATCCGCCAGTTACCCTGCAATAGCCGTTCGCGCTCGACCGCTGGCAAGAGCATCAGGTTGCCCAGGTAGCCCGGGTCGTTGCGCATGAGCGCCGGGTTATCGGCCAGCTTGGCCCCGATGAAGGTGATCGACTTGATCATTTCCGGCGTGTGGCCAGTGGCCGCCATCGCCTCACGTTTGCTGTCATACCAGACCAAGCTGTCGTCAGGCCCGCGCACGAAGTATCGGATAACGCCGGATCGTTCCGGGATCGGGTAGCCGGTGTCGGGGTTCCACCACCACTGGATCAGTTCGGCCACCCACGAGCCCGCGTCGGCGTTGCACGAGGCGCGGATGTAGGGCCGCACGCCAGCGGTCGAACGGTTGCGCGACATGAGGTAGAAAAATTGATACTTGGTGAATGTCGTTAATTCATCGAAACAGATACAGCCGATCTGTGAGCCGTGCCATTCCAGGCACGTCTGGTCATATTCGAGATGGGACAGCTTCACTGACCCACCGTTTGGCCACAGCCACTCCAGCCGGTGATTGATCGGCAACCCGTGCGCGTGCGGGAACAGTTTCATCGTCTCCGACCACAGGCCACCCGGCCTGCGGAGGTCCACCGTGGAGCGGCGGAACATTACAGTATCGAACCCTTTTACCGACGATGGATAGCGCATCGCCTCCAGCAAGAGCGACCAGCTT